CACCGCTCGGCAGCCATGAATTCTTAGCAATGAAAGTCAACACGCCATTTTGAAGTGACCAGGTGAGATTATTGGCCTCTGCAAAGTCGCGAAGCTCGTCCGTGACTAATCCGTAGGAGACGCGACCGCGCACGCTGCCATTCTCGGGCAGTGTGGGCATCACAGCGCTACGCATTCCGTACTTCTGCATCTCCAATAAGAATCGCGAGACTGAGCCTTGCGGCGTATGCCCGGCGACGTCCGAACTTGTGATCGTGGCGAAGTTGTAGGCCTCGTCACCATCCGCCGCGGTGATGTCGATATAACTATCGGTGGCGCTTTCACGGCCGGCGCGGGCTTGCTTGATCGTTCCGTCAAAAATCAGGCCGTAGTTGCCTTCGTATCCAGCTTGAATCACGACGCGCGTAAATTCATGGAGTGCACGATTCGCGGTGCTATCCGCGACGTTATAGATCCGAATGTCCGCCGAGTTGGGCGTGTGATAGTCGCCGCGGCGAATCGAAAACGTGACGCGAAAGGCGGAGAAGTCGAGACCGCTGGCACCATCGCCAATGATCAAGCTTAACTTTCGATCGTATTGTTTCACGCTCATTGCTGTGTACCTCGCGATCGCGTGCGTGCCAAAAGTTTCGACGTAAGGGCTGTGCGGCGGGCGGTCCGCATCATTCTCACCAAGTGTTGAGCGAGTCGCACTTCAGCGCGGCTGAATCCGCATTGCTTACTGAAGGCGTGCAGAGCAGCTCTATTGAGGGCTAGAAAATCGTTCAACGACATTCGTGAGGACGATCGAGCGGCGGTAACACGAATGCAAATATCTGCAATCTCGATCTCCGACAATCCGCCTCGAGCTCGTACCTGCGTGTCAGACATCGCAGCAAGGCGCTGAACTGATTTTGCTCCTTGAATATCAGTGCTCACCATTCGGCGCCTTCAATTCGTAACCCAATACAGCAAGCCGTCATCGCCGAGATTGTCGAATGTCGGTACCGCGTCAGGATCGGAAAGCGTTTGCACCCACAAGCGCCCGCCGAAACCCAAGTGTGCGTATTGCGCGAGCAAGTCGGCGCCCGTCACGAGCGGAATTCCATCAAGGATCGGATTGCCGCTGCCGTCGGCGATGTCCAGCGTCCAGCCGATGTCATCGGCATCCCAATGCTTGAGTGTCATTTGGTACTCGACCTGTCCTAGCGTGATATTGAATCGCTGAGGCGTGCCAACGTTTATTGGAATCTGGAAATACTTCGTCATTGAGTTCCCCATTCATTTGGCGGCACTGATCCACCGGGCGACGGCGATGCAGGAACGAGTTGCTTCGCGCCAACGTTCTCGATTTCGGATGTGCTTGCTGGGTTCTTGTGGTTTTCCTTCGGCGGCAACGTCTTCGACTGTGTGCTCACAATCACAATCTCGCGACACGTCGCTTGCACCATCAAGACATTTGCGGATTTCTGGTCGCGAGTGACTTGCAGGCCAATGATCAGCATGTTGTCGTATTGACGTATTGACGTCGATATCGAGATCGGTTGCCGCGACTGTTGCATCTTTAGAAGCTGCGAATAGATTCCGCCAACGTAATCCGATTTGGTGTTTGATCCAGAAACGAATGTGCTCGATAACATCGTTGCGCCGGAAAGAAGTCCGCCGATCGCGCCAACTAGTGCTTTGAGACTTGAATTACTCCAACCGCACTTAAGCACGACTTCCGACGGCTTCTTGAAACTATGATCGGTAATCGATGCGCCCGATTCGACCGGGTGCTCAGTGATCTGCAACGCATCGGAGTGAGTCTCCTCGATCGTTGTTTCTATTTCAATGTCACCGATCTTGCCGGACACCGGAAGCGCCAAGACGTTCGGAAACGTGCGCGCACTGACAAAGACCTCATCGAGAACCGCGCTCATGACCGACCAGACCAGAATCGCTTGTTCCGTTCGCTCAGTTCGGCCACCGTTGTGACTTTTCCGAACTCACGAACCTTCGTCGGTGCGCGATCACGGCTGTACGCGCCCGTTGCGGTGTGTCGCTCAATTTCTTTTTGAGCTCCAAGGTACTTGTCGTGCGCGTTGATAACTTCTTCACGTCGAGCGAGCAGGTCTTTGAGTTCTTTAAACACGTTGCGACCTTCGAGCTCTTCCGGAGTCATCGCAAGAACAGCGCGACACTCTTTGCGAAAATGCGCCTCGAGTTTCGCGTCGAATTGCTCGTCATCGGCTTCGGGCATGCCGGCGTCTTTTGTAGCCGCTGGATAACGCTGCACGAGGTAGCGGCCTCTAGTCACATAATTCAATTCGTCGTGATTCATTGGGTCCCGCGTCATGACGTTCTCTAATTCCTTGGGGCGAGCGTCTCGCGTCATAACTTCTTGCACGAACAAACGAACAGTTTTCATTTCAGTCTCCAAGTTGAGAATAGAAAAAAGGGGCGCCGCCATCCACCGTCAAAGTCGGCGGATTGCAGTTGGCGGTATCGGCCGCCGAGGTGAATTTACCCAAAGGACACCTCGCGCCGACTTTCAGTGTTGTTGAGCGACACTTGCTGACTTGTCGCGCCGTGTAAGAAGTGAACAGCGGCCCGGACTAGGTGCCCCAATCCTCGTCCGTCGATGAGGAACTTATGCAGCACGCGGGGGCTCCGTGCTAACTGGATCGATCGCGGCGCCATCAATCAACGCTGCGATTTTTGCTTTCCACTGTTGTTCGGCTTCCGCGATGCGAATACGGTGCGGGCCGTTCTCATGCAACAGTTCGCTCACATATCGCGGAAGTGGGAAGTGATCGCTCGGTTTGCCTTTGAGCGGGGTAACGCCTGGCCTGACAGGGGTATCGCGAAGCATTACCGTGTCTAGCGCGATGATCCGTTCACGCAGCGCGATCGCGGCGCGTTCGTGCTGAACAATCTGCGCGGCCATCGCAAGCGATTCGCTGACTAGAATGCCTCTGACTGCATCACGCACAGACGATTCGGCGGCGGCGAGATTCTCCTGTGCGGTCGCGTGTTGTTGTTGCAGAGTGGATAGCGCACGTTGCGCAATTGCCAACTGCGATTCGGCGATTCGTAATGCCTTCGCAGCTCGTTCATCGGCGACAAAGATCGGAGGCGAGCCGCTATTGCCCTCAATGATGAATCGTTCGACTGCTTGCGTATGCTGAGTCGCAGCGCGTTCGACTGTTTGCTGATGACTCGTAACCTGCGATCGCGCATCGTCGGCAACGCGCTTAGCGCGCTCAAGCGCTGCAGCGCATTTCTGGAGTGTCTCTCGCGCCTCGAGTCGAACGGAGATTGCCGTCCGCAAATCGTTGTGATCATGTGTCTGTGGGCTTTGCATAGATGCTCCTGGTGAAATTAGCTTGCAAGCTTTGCCCAGATCTCAATGGCGCGGCTTGCGGGTTGATAGGCGATCATTACGGCGTCCGCGAGGTTTGGCGATCGCGTTCCATCGGGCGATTTGTCGACGAGAATCTTCCCAACCGCATTGATCGAATACGTCGGCTGCGAAAGCTCAATCGTGAGCAATGTCAGTTCGGGCAATTTGGGATCGATGCTGATAATGGAATCGGGGTCGAATGGCATGCGCTCGACTACCGCGCGATACGTTGCTTGGAACCTCAGACGAAGCGCCCACCACGATTGAGCCTTCAAGTTCGCAAAATAGTCTTTGTTCTTGCGCTTCTTGATCATCTCGCCGTCGGGATTCCATACGCCGCTTGATCCTCGGAACGGTTCGTCGCGAATATATTTCTTGTTTTGCGCGTGTCGCTGTTCGTTGATCACACTTGCATCGCCACGAACGCCGGCGCCGAGTCCATCGGCGTCATAGTCAAAAACGTCGTAGCCTTGCTCGTCACAAATGGCGAAGGCGCGCACTACAGTGCGGTAGATATCGGAGTTCGCGCCGCTCCACGATTGCAAGTACTCGAGCAGTATCCCGTGGCGACCCGCAAATGCGTTCTTGTCGATGCCCTGGTCTGCGACATCGAGTCCGCCGCGTCTCATCCCTGTTGGTTTGATGCCGAGCTTGAGATGTGCTCCGATGGCTGCTTGTACCCATGCACTCGGAATGAGTACGCCTTCGATGCTTGCGGCGTAGTCGATATCTAGTTCTTGCGCTCGCGTGACCGGATCCAGTAGTTCGCACTGTTTGGAATACCATTCGTCCGACTTCCGTGGATCATCGCGCCAGTGGAAAGTAAACACCTTGTATTTGCCCGAGTGACGCTTCTCGCTGAATGGATTCGCGCGACCGTTGGGCGTACTGATATCGATACGGCAATTCGTTGTAGCGCTGAGCGATCGGTCTACCAACTGCGGACGCTCAAGGAATGCAGCCTCGTCGATGAAGTGAAGCGAAGTGCGATCACCGCGGCCGATAGAGTCGCCAGCTTCGCCCGTGATGGCCGAGCCGGTGTCGGGAAACACAATCCGCATGTAGGGCGCGTGCTTGTCACGGTCCCAGCTACCCAAGAATTCGCGCGGTATGTGCTGTATAAACATCCGCGCCTTGAACAAAAGCGACTTAGGGTCGCCGCTTGAATCGACGTAG